CAGCAGCTTTGGGGCGGTTATGAATTTGGCTCAAACAAATTCAAGCAATTTCCAATTTGGTCAGGTAGCTACGGCCGAGGCTCAACCGGATATTTTATCTATCCGACATTGCGCGCCGAACAGCCTCACATCATCTCTCAATGGGAAAATGCATTTACTAAGATTTTGAAGGAGTGGTGATGGCCGGTCAATCAAGAACACTCAAGCTTTCGATTCTCGCTGATGTAGATAAACTCAAGCAAAGCCTTAATGTAGGCTCAAAAGATGTCGATGGTTTTGCCGGCAAAATTGGTGATTTTAGCAAGAAAGCGGCGGTGGCTTTTGCCGCTGTTGCTGCCGCAGCTGGTGCCATGGCAATCAAAATTGGTGTGGATGCCGTCAAAGCTGCAAGCGACTTGGGCGAAACAATCTCAAAAGTCAATGTTTTATTCGGCAAATCTGCCAAAGACATTGAGAAATTTGCAGATGGCGCAGCTGCATCTTTAGGCCAGACAAAGCAACAGGCATTGGATGCCGCGGCTACATTTGCAACCTTTGGAAAATCAGCCGGCTTGAGCGGTGAGAATCTCAGCAAATTCTCTATTGACTTTGTGAAATTGTCATCAGATTTGGCATCTTTCAACAACACATCACCAGAGCAAGCAATCAATGCTATTGGATCGGCTTTGCGTGGCGAAGCTGAGCCATTGCGCCAATACGGAGTTTTGCTTGATGATGCTTCATTGCGCCAAGCGGCTTTGGAATTGGGAATCATTAGCACCACCAAAAATGCTTTAACACCGCAACAAAAGGTGTTGGCCGCTCAAGCTTTAATTTATCAACAGACATCAGCTGCACAAGGCGATTTCGAGCGCACGAGCGATGGCCTAGCCAACAGGACACGCATCCTCACAGCCCAATTAGAAAATGCAAAAACCACGATTGGTCAGGCACTTTTGCCGGTCGTTTTGCAATTGGCCAATTTCTTTTCAGAAAAGGTCATCCCAATTGTGCAACAGGTTGCAGATGCTTTCGGCAAGAAATCCGGTGGCATGGATAGCACATTGACATCATTGGCTGATGGCATCAAAGGCTTTGTCCAACCTATTTTTGAAGGTTTCAAATCAGCTTTTGACAAGATCAAAAAAACTGTTGTGGAAAACAAAGATGAGTTTGAAGCCTTTTTTGATGTTATCAAAGCTGCTGCACCAATCATCGGCAATGTAATTGGCAAAGCCTTTGATGTTGTGGGAAGCGTGGCAAGCGTTGTACTCAACATCATGGCAAATGTTGTTGGAGCTTTACGAGGTTTGATCAACACAGCAATTGATTTGGTCAATGTTGGAATTCGAGGTTTTAACTTAATTAAGCCGGGTGCAGACATTTCACCAATTTCAAAAATTGGGTCATCAACTGGATCAAGCTCCACGGGAGGCATCTCTGTGCCAGCTGCATCATTACCAAGTGGTTTCACATCTGGTGGAAGCACAACGGGAGGCGGCTCCACGGGAGGCGGCTCCACGGGTGGCAGCGGAGGCGTGACCGGAGGCACATCAACAGGTGGTGGCACTATTGGCGGTGCCGTCACAAAAATTGCAAATCAGACCAAAAAGGTTGTTGATGATGTTGCTGGAGCTTTTGACAATTTTACCAGCGGCACAACAACTTTGGCCGGTGTTATGGCAGCTTCAAATCAGCCATTTGCCTTTGGCACATCGGGTGTCAATACCAACACGCTCGCTGGCATTTTAGCTGCATCAAGCAAACCAAGCGTGACTGTAAATTTCAACGGAGTCACGACCGATCCGGAAGGCACCGCGCGTGTGCTGGTGGACACGCTTAACAATTCTTTTTATCGCGGCACAGGTGGCGCAACTAACCTGCAAATCGCATGACAATTTTCAATCCCGTTTGGCGCGTGACCATTGGCGGCGTGCAATACACGACAGCCATTTTGGCCAATCTAACCATCCGCAGCGGTCGGACAAACATTTATGAGCAAGCTCAGGCCGGCTACACCAATCTTGAAATCATCAACCTTGATCAATCCAATGTGACAATTGCTGTCAATGATTCGATCACCATCGAATTGCAAAATTCAACAGCCACATTTGTGCCCATCTTTGGTGGATCGGTTGTTGAGGTTGGCATTGCCGTAGCTGAGGTTGGCAGCGTTGATTATGCACAACGCATCAATGTAATTGCTTTGGGAGCTCTAGCCAGATTGCCAAAGGCACTTACCCAAGGTGTTTTAAACGATGATTTTGATGGCGATCAAATTTATACCATTTTAAAAGAAGTTTTGTTTAGCTCATGGCAAGAAGTCCCGCAAGCATTGACATGGGCAAATTATGATCCAACGACTCAATGGGATGATGCAGAAAACAGCGGATTGGGTGAAATTGATCGTCCGGGAAATTATGAACTTGAAAATCGCGGCTCATCAACTATTGATGTGTATTCATTGGTTTCGGCTTTGGCAACATCCGGATTGGGTTATCTGTACGAATCCGGCACGGGTCAAATTGCTTATGCGGACAGCACTCATCGGACAATTTATTTGGCCACAAATGGTTATGTTGATCTCACAGCCAACCACGCTTTGGCATCGGGTTTAAGCATCCAATCTCGCACAGGCGATGTTAGAAACACCATTGACCTTAAATACGGCAACAATTCAGCTTTGGAGGTCAGCGCGGTTGATTCTGCATCTGTTGGCCTTTATGGGCAATTGGCACAAATTTTTACAACAACTATTAAGCACCAGGCAGATGCTCAATTTCAAGCTGATTTTTATTTAGAATTGAGAGCTTATCCACGATTTAACTTTAACAACATCACATTTGAGCTGACCAATCCGGAGCTTGATGATGCTGATCGAGATGATTTAATCAGCGTTTTTATGGGGATGCCGGTCAATGTGGCCGATCTGCCGTTGAACATGAATTCAGGCGATTATTTGGGTTTCGTTGAAGGCTGGACATTTTCTGCCAGATACAATCAGGTCAGCATTTCATTGATTTTGTCACCAATTGCATTTTCGTTGCAAGCCATGCAATGGAACGATGTGCCGGTGGTGGAAAGATGGAACACAATCAATCCAACTTTGGATTGGATCAATGCCACAATTGTGGCGTAAGGAGAAAACATGAGCAATCCAACGAGCAATTTCAATTGGCAAATGCCCACGGCCACAGATTTGGTCACGGATTTGCCAGCCGATTTTGAGGTTTTCGGGCAAGCGGTGGACACATCGCTAGCTGATCTCAAAGGCGGCACATCAGGCCAGATTCTTGCAAAGAATACAAATGCCGATATGGATTTTGTGTGGATCACAAATGATGTCGGTGACATTACAGCGGTCACAGCTGGCACAGGCATTTCAGGCGGTGGCACATCGGGTGCTGTAACAATTACAAATTCCATGGCGACAGAAATCACGGCAAAAGGTGATCTGATTGTTGGCACAGGCAACGCAGCTTTTGACAATTTGCCAGCCGGTACAAATGGCCATGTTTTGACGGCCGATTCAACAGTTTCTCCAACAGGCTTGAAGTGGGCGGCGCCTGCTGCTTCTAGTTTTGTTGGTGTTCGCGCTTACAAAGATGCAAATCAAAGCATTGCAGATTCAACTCATACCGCCGTGACATATGCAGCCGAAAATTTTGATACTAATAGTTTTCACGATAATGTAACTAATAATTCAAGATTTACTGTTCCCAGCGGTCAAGGCGGTTATTACTTATGTATTGCTCAAAATGCTTATGCAAATGTTGCTGCTGGTGGTAGTAGAGAAATAGCATTAAGAAAAAACGGAAGCACATTTATGACACAAACTGGTACTCCGGGTGCTAATAGTGCTCGCGCTAATTGTGTTTATGTTGTAGATGTGCTTAATTTGGTTGCGACTGATTATGTTGAAGTATTGGCATATCAGACTTCAGGCGGTAGTTTGAATGTTGTTCACGATGCTTCGACTGTTAGTTATTTTAGTATGATAAAGGTGGGTTAAAATGATTAAATTTGATAAACCAGAAAACTTGAATGGTTCTGAACTTCGCCAAGAATTACTAGAAGCAGGCGTTTCTATAAGTCAAAACTCTAAGTCAATTTGTGCAGAAGCAGATGGTTGTCTTTATTTAGACATTATGCAACAAGATGAAGCCAAAGCAGCAGCCGTAATTGCGGCACATAACGGCACAACAGTTGCACCTGAACAGACTATTGAGGACAAACTTGCCAGCGTTGGCTTATCGGTCGCAGACTTGAAAACTGTACTTGGCCTTTAGCACAATCCCCCAAGATAATGACAAATGATGAATAACTTTCCACAAGGCACATTGCCGCGTTTGATTCAGGTTGCGCTGGCCGAGGTCGGCACAGCCGAAACCGGCAACAATGAAACAAAGTACGGCAAATTTATGAAAGCCGACAAGCTGCCATGGTGCGGCTCGTTTCTCAATTGGTGCGCCCATCAAGCTGGAG